TCCCACTCTCTTTGCATTTTGTTTTTATATTCGAAACGTTCATTGTTTCGTTTAATTTCTTGAATTCTTGTTGTAATTTCACGCATTTTCTCCTCTGCGAAAGAAATCTTTGTAGCTTCCTCCGTAATTAGACTTTGCTTGAATGTCTCTTGAACATTTTGCTCACAAGTCGGACATTTACCTTTCAAATCTTCCAGTTTTTTCATCAGCCTCTTTGACCCCGCTACGACCCCGGTAAGATTGCCAAGCTCTGACTGTAGGGTATCATATGATTCTTTTGCATTTACATCAATATTCTGTATTTCTTGAATATTTATTTGCTTGAGCAAAGAGATGCACTGATTATTTTGTGAGATTTTTTTATTTTTTTCCGAAATATTTTCAATTTCTTTCGTTAGTGAACGGAATTGCTTCTCAAGTTCTTCCGTATCATTTTCAATTTCTAGCATAGGCAGTACGATAGTATCTCTCAATTTATTATCGGACAACCATTTTTCCACAGTTGCTATTTTTGATTTAACTGCGGAAATTTCCAATGATAGATTTTTAGAAGCATTTTTAAATACTTCAAACAGCTCTACATATTCTTCAAGGTGCAACAAGTCAATAAGAAACTTCTTTCTTGTTGTATCTGTTGCTGTAAGAAACTGTAGACTCGCATTTGTATTTTGATATACAAGCTGCGAGAAAGTTTTAAAATCTATACCAATTACTTCTTGTATTGTTTTAAATGTGTTTGTAGCTGTATGGCTCGAAATATCTTCGCCATTCTTTAAAAATACTACTTTAATATTTGCTTTTCTATCAATTGAGACCACATATGCATCTTCGTCTTTTGTAAACTCGAGATGAATATTATAGCCATTATTTACATAACGATTTGGTATATCTGCTTTTTTGATACCCTTTGAGTTTTTGTTAAAAAGGGCTTCTTCAATAATTAACGGTATAGACGACTTGCCCATACCGTTTGTTCCAATTATTTGAGTTACTATATTTTCTTCTAAGTCGAGGCTATTATTCGACCCGTAACTAAAGCAGTTATTCCATTGTAGTTTTTTGAGCGTAATCATTAAAAGTGCCTACTATATTTTGAATTTTATCATCTTCTAATTCCAAGATATATGCTAGATACTCTACTAACTCTTCTTGGATGCTCATATCTTTATTCATTACCAGAGCTGCTTCACTACTACGCTTTACAACTTTTTTATCTAGTAAATCACTATTTTTTACATTTGCTAAATCTTGTATATCACCTTCTAGCTCGTAAATAGTATGATGATATTCAGTAGGAATCATTTCATTTGGATCGGCTACTGTTTTTCGTATTAGTTGTGGAAGGTCAAAAGGCTCCCACATCCACTTCCAAGTGTTTGGATTTATTAATATGTATCCAGTCTGTACTTCTGTTCTATGAAAAGAAGTGGTCATTGGAGACCCCGGATATACTATATTTCTTTGACTATTACTATGGGCGTGTAAATCGCCCGCAAATACGATTGGAAAATCTTCAAACCTGTCTAAGTCCACCTCTGGCTTGACATGGGGAGGTATTTCTCCTCGTACATGAGTAAATAGTGGTTTATCCTGTACAAACTTTTCGATGCTTTCCGGTCGGTGTAAATCCGCATACGGAAGCACATTAAACCCAAAATCTGAATCATAATAAGAAATATCTACGATCTGTACTAAGGGATTAATATCTCTACTTACTTGCTTTAGTTGTGTAAAGAAAGTTTTATTCTTTTTTGTTGCTTCGTGATTGCCGTCATAGATAAGAGTGGGAATCTGTACTTCCCGAATAAACGAAAAGTACAGTTCCAGTTCTTCCATGTTAGGCAGACGATCAAAAAGGTCTCCACCTATGATGTGCATGTTGCACTCTTTTTCGAGAGAATGAATCTGCTCAAAAAACAATTCATAGCGGCGAAGTGCCCACTCGCGTGGAACATTTTTTTGACCTAGCTTTAAATGCCAGTCTGCCGTAAAAAGTATCATGAAATGGCAAACTCCGCATCTAGTGCTTCATCATCAATTTCATTTGTGTCAGCTTGACGTACTCTGTCGAGCAGCTCTTTTTGAGCATCAGGGGTTGGACGAGGCATAACATCATCCATAGACTTCAGACCTTCTACAAGGGCCAGTTCGTCATCATCAAGAGCACGAGGCTTGCACTTCAGCACTTGAAGTTGATACTCTACATTGTAGGGCAGTGGGCCAGTTTTAACTCGCTTGAACTTAACGTCCCAGCCAGTTTCGACATCTGTAGGATCGCCCAAATCTTCGGCAGCAGTGAGAATTTGCTCCCACAACTTCTTCTTTAGATTGACAATCTTGACTTCGCCATTGTGAATGCACTGCATTACATAGCTCCAGCCACACTTCAGATCGGGATAGTATTCACGAACCCAATCTTTTTCTTTGTTATTAAACCGCTCTTCATTACGATCAAAAGACAGACACTCCAAAGGAATGTTCTTGTCGTTCTCACCAGTAACCCAATACACGTATCGAGCAAGAATATCGCCAACGAGACGAATAGAGTTATCCCCGTCCTGGTAGCTATAAGTAGTAATGTTGGATTTTTGAGCAGCGCCCTTTGATTTGTTAAAGCTTAATGCCATTCTGTTTTCTCCTGTGGGACTTCTTCATACAGAAAATGTAACTTGTCATCTTCCATGTAAAGTAGTCTGTCGTCGTTTTCTAAGTGTTGAAAGGGATCTAGTGGCATTTCCAATAGATCTAGTGTAATATCGCCAGAGGCGAAGTATTCTCCGAGAGACCGCATACTTGCAAAAGCTAAGTATATTGCAATATCTCGGCGAGAATGTCTAAACGCATTGTATAAAAGAACATCGGGGTGTACCAAAAAAGAATCTCCCGCAAAGTTTGTTTCATAAAACTTATAAATGGGATCGTACTTATTTCGAGGTATACTTTGCTTAACCAGCATCTCAAATATCATAAAAATACCTGATGGCTCGCCATTTGCAACAGTGAATATCTTTTTCCAATCGTATAGAAGCATATATTATACTAAAAAATAACTTGGGTGTCAAGAACTATTTTTCTATCCTATTTGTTCAATTTTCCAGCCTTGTTTCATGTAGTAGCCCATTCTGTTAGAAGCCTGCGTTCTGGCAGTATTTCCTTTTAAATGTATATCTACAATTACAGGGGTTTGTTTTCCTTCTTGCTCTCGGATAACTCTTCCGATGAGCTGGGTGAGGAGGGGTTCGTTGTTAATGGGCGTACCGAGTATAAGGACAGAGAGGGAATTGACTGATATACCTTCGCTAAATATTGCTTGAGTCCCAAATAAAATGTTTTTACTTCCATAGTTAATCTCATTGAGAAGTGTTTCTCTTTGCTCATGTGGAACTTCGCCCGTAACACAAATTGCATTATCTCCAACCAGTTCGGCGCAGCTTCGTAAAAAATGCACTCGATCGGACACTACAAGTACCTTGTGACCTCGGGCTGCATAAGTTGCAGCAAGAAGTGAAACGGTATGACGATATTCTTCATTGTTCGCCAAATTTGTAACACGGTTTGCCCAAGGAATACGAGCTCCATCCATAAAGCGTATTTCTGATTTTATTATTTGTACTTTTGGCGTCATGAAGTTTTCTTTCGGGGGTTTGAAAACTTTGCTGCCAAAGTAATCACGAAAGACTACATGTTTGCCATCTTTTCTTTCTATTGTTCCCGACAGTCCAATCTTATATCGACAGTAATTTGTGTCGATAACTTTGGAAAAAGTTGGACTGCTTACATGGTGCATTTCATCCAGTATAATTGTTCCAAATTCTTTACGAATCTTCGGAATATTGCGGTATAAACTCTGAGTGTTGCCAATTACGATAGGAGCGTCAAGATTAAACTTTCCGCTTCCTATAATTCCAGGCGTAAATCCATAGACTTTCTCTACTTCTTTTGCCCACTGGTTTCGTAGTGGTACAGTGTGTACAACTACAAGTGTTTTTTGTCCGAGTTTTCCGGCTATCGCCAACCCCGTAAAAGTCTTACCCCAGCTTACCCACGCGTTGATGATACAGTTATCATCGAGCTCGTCATAGACTGCTTGTTGAGATTCTCGGAGTACAAACCTAAAATCAGGAAAATCAACAGGCACATTAATCCTTTTGTCAACAATTTCATAGTCATTTGGTATTAAATCCGTTCTTCCGATTGGTATGGTAACAAGATTCTCTCGAACCCGTGCCATATTTTTTATAACAATAGGTGGGTCATTTGGATTCTGCGGAGGTATTTTATAAGTCAGCTCTTTGCTGAGATGCTCCTTATACTCCCGAGTTACTTCCAAATAGATTCTATTGCTAATTACTGCTTTCATAAACCTAAATCTGTTTTTGCGGTTATGTATTGCTTGACGAATTCACTTCTTACAATATCTTTAATATCAAAGTCAATAAAATCAAACTCGTTCATTGCTTTTAAAATTCGTACAAAGTCTTTTAAGCCGTTTTTTGCCAAATCTGTTTGACGAAAATCGCCACAAAATAGTACTCTACAATCCTGCCCGATTCTTGTTATAATTGAGTCTAGCTCATGAAAAGTCATATTCTGACATTCATCAATTAGAATTACTGCGTTTCTTAGTGTGACTCCACGAATAAAAGAAGTGGTCATAAAATGTACTAACCCTTTCGTTTTGAGAATTTCATAAGCATCTCCTCTTTGAAAAAGTTCTATACAAATATCTTTGTATGGCTCTTCATAGACTGAGGCTTTTTCTTTTTCGTTTCCGGGCAGGAAACCTATATCACGAGTAGGTACTGCACTTCTTATAATTACGAGCCGTTCGTATATACCTTTTGTCATATCATCAAACGCTAAGTATGACGATATAAAAGTTTTTCCTGTTCCTGCTACTCCGTGCAGCATTAAGTTTTTAGTACTTTCAAACGCAATTACTTGATTTTTTGTAAGTGGTTCGATCTCTTGTAAATCTAAATTTGCTCCCGCAAGAGTCTTTTTTCTTCTCGACATAAAATTATACTTTTCTTCGAGTGTCCTTTAGTTTTTCTTCGGAGTACTCATATAACAGCCAAGGCAATCCGCCTATATGAAGTACACCTGCCCAAGTTAATTCTCGGGGAGGTGGACGCGGTATGGTAAAAGGAAAATTAACATCCTTTAACCAAAGTACAGAAGCTTTTTCCTTTAATTCAACTTTTCGTATTTTGTAGTATTTTAAAGATGAATTCATAGTTTTTTGATAGATAAAAGGAGT